ACGTCGAGGAATCCGCCTGGCGCCGCGAGTACCTTAACCAATGGGTAGTCCGTTCTAACCATTGGCTGAAAGACTCCGTGTGGGAGGGCACCCTCGACCGTGACGCGCAGCTGCCCACCCAAGGCGTGTGGACCGTGGCCGTCGAGTCCGACTTTGACGGAATGGGTCATGCCGTGGCCATAGCCGCCATGGACGAAACCGACCGGTACGTCATCCGCGTCACGACCCACCGCACGATCCGGGAGGTCGACGAGCGGCTAGCTGCGATCCGCAAAGAGCATCCCTCCGTGCACGTCCTGGTAACCCCGACCTATGCCGAACGGCTACGGGAACGCTTCGATGGGCTCGTGGGCCAGCGGGAGGCCGTCACCGCGACCAAGGTCCTCCTCGACCTGTTCGACCAGAAACTGATCAGGCACGACGGGTCCCAGATCCTGCAAGAGCACCTAGGTGCGACCACGATTAGCAAGCGCTCGGGCGGCTGGGTCATGACCGCGCCTATGGGCAGAGGTGGCGTGTATGCGGCTCGGGCCGTCATGTTCGCCGTAGCGGAAGCCGCCAAGACCCCCAAGCCCGTCCCCATGATTCACACGCGGCGACGCGCCTAGCCCAAATAAACTAGTTCTATCGGGTCATGTGCTATAGGCTCGGGCCGTGGCGTTTCCCCGTTCACTCCGAGTTGTGAGGGACCAGTCCGCGATAGCGTCAGCTGCAGCGCAGACGCTGGAGGGGCCGGTCCCTCACGCTCGCGAATCCGGTGCCCTGGTCAACGCAATCGCAGCCGGGTATGGCGGCACAGTCCCCATGAATACGGCCCTTCAAGTGCCGGCATTCGTCAAAGCACTCAAGACGTACACGCACACGATCAGCGCGTTCCCGCTCCGCGAGTACGTCACAGACGGGCCGGTCCGCCCCCGGACTTTCCTCGAGCATCCATCCCAGACGATCCCCTACTCCGCCCTCATGCAGCGGCTGATTACCGATCTGTTGGCCTACGACCGGGCCTATTGGCGGATCATTTCCCGCACATGGGACGGATTTCCGGCCGAGATCGTCCCGATGCGCGTGCAAGACGTCAACGATCTCACCGGCGCCAACCTAGGCGTCGACGTCAATGCCTACCCGCCGTCCGACCCGTTCTATCATCTGTCGCAGCCCGTGCCCACCCGTGACGTGATCAAGTTTTACGGTGACGGCACGGGCGGCTGGCTCCGGGTCGGCTCGACCGCCATTAACACGGCCGCCGCCCTCGAGGCCGCTACCCTGCGCTACTCCGAAACCCCTATGCCGACCGTTGTCCTAAAGAACACAGGGGCGGATCTGCCCGCTGCCATGGTCGACGACATCCTTGAGGCCTGGGAGGCCGCCAGGGCGAACCGCTCAACCGCCTACTTGAACAGTGTCATCGATGCTGACCAGATGGGCTGGAATGCCCGGGACCTGCAGCTCGTCGAGGCTAGGCAGGCTTCCGCCGCAGCCGTGAGCAGATTCGCGAACTTGGATCCCGTATGGTGCGGAGCCGCCGTGCCAGGATCGAGCTTGGTGTACTCAAATAGAGTTGATTTGTATCGGCAATTGCTGGATCTGTCTCTTACCCCGGTCATGCTGAACGTGTCCGAGCGGCTGTCCATGAATGACATCACTCCTCGAGGGCATCGGGTCACGTTCGACACGTCCGTGTTCTTGCGCGGCAACCCTGCCGAGCTCGCTGGAGTGGTCGCCACCCTGCTGCCCCTGAACGTGATGGACCGCCAAGAGGCCAGAGACCTACTGGACCTCCCGACCCTGGGGATTATGGGATGAAGACCACCGAAGTAGACGCGGATATCGCGCTCGAGCTGCGCGAGACCGCCACCGATGACGGAGTGATCGCGACCGGGTACGGCCGCGCAGTTCCCTACGCCGACCCGACCGATCTCGGCGGCATCGCTGAATCGTTCGCCCCTGGCGCGTTCGAGCCCGACGACGTCGTCGGCAAGCCGTTCGCCTACCGGCACGGTGAGCCGATCGGCGTCATCACTGGGGCGTCGAACGAGCCCGATGGCCTGTACATCGATTTTCAGATCCTCGACACAGTCCAAGGCCGGGACGCTGCCACGCTCATGCGCGGCGGCGCCTCGAAGGGCCTCAGTGTCGGATTCAGCCCCGTAGAGAGCGTGTGGAACCGGGCAAAGACTGCCGTGCAACACACGCGGGCCCGCCTCCTCGAGGTGTCCCAAACCCACATGCCCGCCTATGCCAACGCAGGCGTAAGCGCGATTAGAGAGGAAATCCCCATGTCCGAGACCGTCACCACGGACGCGACCGAGGTTTCGGCCGTCGATGTGGAAGCTCGCGAAAGCCTTGCGTCAGTGCGCGAGACGATCGCAGCCATTGAGGCCCGCGCCTTCACCGCCGAGCCTGTTCACCCCCTCGCCCAGTTCCGCTCGTTCGGCGAGTACTCCCATGCCGTCATGAATGGCGATTTCGAGGCCCGCGCCCTGTTCGATCAGGTGCCGGCCAACAACCTTGGCGTCCTGCCCCCAAACTGGATGCTCGACGTCAAGCGCATCGTCGACATGGGCCGCCCGGCCATCAATAGCGTGGGCGGGCCCGAGTCGGCAGGCCCCAACGGCCTTGAGATGAATTGGCCGTACTACGCCGGGACCCTTACCGACATCGTCGAGGCCCAGGCCAATCCCAAGGACGAGGTCAACAGCGTCGCCATTGATCTCGACAAGGGCACCGCGACTCTCGCCACCTACGCGGCCGGTTCCGATATCGCTTACCAGCTCCTCCAGCGGTCGAGCCCGTCCTACTTGGACGCGCACAACCGCATCATGCTGGCCTCGTACAACACGGTCACCGACCGGGCCTTCACGCAGCAGTTGTGGACCGGTGCGTCTAACACCAACCTGTACAACCTTGCAGGCGACACCAACGGCGCACAGTTCCGTGAGGACGTGTTCCTCGCATCGATGGAGGTCGAGGACGCCACCGGCTCCCCGGCATCTGTCGTCCTGGCGTCGACGGCCCTCATGCAGGCCATCGGCGGTTGGTCGACGTTCCTGCCCGAGCCCTACGGTGTTCAGAACGTGTCCGGCGTGGCCACCGCGTCGACCCTGCGGGTCAACGTGTCCGGCCTCCCGGTCGTGCGCGCCAAGTGGCTCGACACGGACGAAGACCGCCACGCAATCGTCCTGAACGGTGCTGCAGCCCGTTGGGTCGAGGACGGCCCCCGTCTGGTGACCAGCGACAACGTCGCCCAGCTCGGCTATGACATCGCGATCTACGGCTACGCCGTCGCGGCTGTCTACGCCCCGGCTGGCGTCGTCCGGCTGGCCCAGAACTAGGCGGAAGGGCCCCGACAATGGCGCTCCTGGACGGACAAGAGCTCGCGGATGCGCTCGAATTGACGTACGCCGCGCCGCTCGACGACGTCCTCGATCAGGTCGCGGAAGCGGCCGACGACATTGTCGGGGCCCTGATCACCACGGCCGCCTACGCGGCCGAACCCGCCGCCTGCAAAGAGGCAACCCTTGCCGTAGGTGTGGAGATCTTCCAAGCCCGCACCGCGGCCGGTGGGCAGGCCGTAGCGGTCGATTTCACGCCCGGCCCCTACAGGCTGTCCGTATGGCTTACTAGGCGCGTAATGAGCCTTCTAGGGCCATACATGAATGTCGGGGGCATGGTGGGATGACCGCCCTCACGACGGAAGCACGGCAAACCCTAACGGCGGCATTTGCTGCCACAGGGCTAAAGGTCTATGACACGGTCCCGGCCGTGCCAGCCCCGCCATGCATAGTCGTGATCCCCGACACGCCCTGGCTGCTGCCCGAGCGTCTCGGCTCGACCCTGAACTACCGGGCCCGGTGGCGCGTCCTTGTCGTCATCAGCCCCCGCAACAATGCACAGGCAGTCCTCGACCTTGAGAACGCAGTCGATGACTGCTTGGGCCTCATACCGACCGGGTTCAATGTGGACCTTGTCAATCCGCCTTCCCTGTCCGATACAGGGGCCCAGGGCACCGTGTACACGGTCGAAATAGCCGTGTCGGCACATATGAAGGAGTAGAAATGGCAGTTGTCAGCGTGGCCGGCGCGGCGTTTACCGTCGACGTGGCCAGTGTCGCTTACGAGGATCAGGTGACTACGGGCACCGTGACCACCACCCCCACGATCGTTCGCACCCCGACCCTGTCGGACGTGTCATTCGTGCAGACCGATCTCAACAGCACGATTTCCATCGATTTCCTGTACGACGAGAACAGCGGCCTCTATGACGCCCTTCAGGTCGCTATCGCGGCCGGAACCGGCGTCGCAGTGGACGTGCGCTCCGCATCCGGCCATTGGGCCGGGAACGGCATGTTCATCGAGTCAGCCGAAATGAACGTCGACGCCGCGGGCGTCGCCACGTGTTCCGTAAGCTTCACGGGCACTGTCTCATTCTCGTAAACCAACCACCTAGTGAACGGGGAAGCCCATGTTTCCAATCCTGCACGTAAGCCTCGACGGCGCCGACCCGGTGACCATCGAAACCCAGTCCCTCGACTTCTGGACTTACGAGGACCTCGTGGCCAAGGATCCGAGGGCTAAGACTTCCGAGCACGGCATGAGGCTCTGCATTGCGTTCATCAACCTTGAGGGCCGCGACCCGAAGAACCTCGAGGAAGTCAAAATGTGGGCCCGGGAGCACCGGGCCCGCGTCGAGATTGGCCGCGACGTGGACCCTACCCAGTCGGATCACGGCGAAGGCTCCTAGTCCGCGTCGCCATCCGCCTGGGCAGGCCCATCGAAGAAGTGAAGCAATACGAGCCCGCCCTACTGGCCACGATCC